TGTCTGTTAGGACTGAACTTGTTGGTGGGACTGGCAAATACGGGCGTCTTCTGGGTTGGCTTTACATTGGGGACGGAGACGTGTCACTTAACGAACAAATGATTGAGGAGGGTTACGCTCATGCATACGACGGAGGAACAAAAAACATGGACCTTGAAGCACTCAGAGAAATCAGAAGAGCACGGGGCACGATGGTGTAGAAGTGCTGTGTGTGGATCCTCACCTTTTATCCCTAATTCAGAATTTGAAGGAGAAAATTGCGAACTAACCTGTAACGTAAACAAATGAACCCTCAAGAAAATGAATGGCATTGCACCATGACACTAGGAATAGATGAAGTCCGATGTCTGTATGACCACTATGATTATTCAATTAAGATGTGGCCAGGTTCTCCTGCACGTCCTGCTGAAGAACAAGTTCTTCTGGATATAATGAAGAAAAGAATGTTTGCTATGATTGCAGAATACAATTTTTCGGAAATGTAGACAATACACAAATTGTTAGCATTCGTTACACTATTTTTCCCTACATAGTCCTATAATACTTTGTAGCAGAGTGTAACAAAATGCTTGGACTCTATGTATTAATCACGTGTTTTATTCTACTTGTGGCATATGCAGGTATGGATGAAACGGTGCGTCTATTCGCATACATTGATCTCGTAATCAGATGGCGATGGGTTCAATTCAGAATGTATATGATGAGACGTAAATTAGAACAACAACTCATAAAGGATTTACCTGATTACAATAAACTTATAAAGGAATTAAAAGATGACCAACGATAAGGAACTGTCTAGTCTCAAACTTGAGAGAAAAGAATGTCCTAAATGTGGCGCTACTTGGATTAATGGAAAGCATGTGTTTAGAGGCACTGCTGCATCATATGACAAGAGTGAATTAGACCTTGCTGGTCTTGTTTGCAATAAACTAGGTGACGAGCAATGTATTAACCCCAGGAAAGGACAAGATGGTGGAACCACTTGGGAATACAGGTCTGGATACATTGATGGTGTCTATGCCTCAAAGAAAAAATCAATGGAAGAAATGCGTGATCAATTTGGAGACCTATAAATAGTAGTGGTGAACTAGTATTTTGTTTTGGCAACTAGTAATGATGTGTATTTGGGTAATCCCAACCTTAAAAAGGCGGGGACCCCAATACAGTTTACAAAAAAACAAATTGATGAGTGGATCAGGTGTAAGAATGATCCTATCTACTTTGCAATGAATTACATTAAAATCATTTCTCTTGATGAGGGTTTGATACCTTTCAAGATGTATGATTTTCAAAAGAAAATTTTAAATGATTTTCATGAAAACAGATTCAACATCGCAAAACTCCCAAGACAAACAGGAAAGTCTACTACTGTTGTCGCTTATCTTCTTTACTATGCAATCTTTTTTGATAGTGTCAATATTGGTATTCTTGCAAACAAGGCATCTACCGCTAGGGAACTTCTAGGAAGATTACAACTTGCATACGAGAACTTGCCTAAGTGGATGCAGCATGGTATTCTTGTATGGAATAAAGGTAACGTAGAGTTAGAAAATGGCAGTAAGATATTGGCAGCTTCTACATCTGCGAGTGCTGTCCGAGGCATGTCTTTTAACATCCTCTTCCTTGACGAATTCGCATTCGTTCCAAACCATGTTGCGGAGCAATTCTTTGCCTCTGTTTATCCTACTATTACTTCTGGTAAATCAACGAAAGTAATTATTATCTCAACGCCTAACGGCATGAATCACTTCTACAAGATGTGGGAGGATGCTAGTAGGGGTAGAAATGATTACACTACAAACGAAGTTCACTGGTCTCAAGTACCTGGCAGAGATGCTAAGTGGAAAGAAGAGACAATTAAGAATACATCACCAAGACAGTTTGCACAAGAGTTTGAGTGCGACTTCCTTGGATCTGCTGATACTTTAATCAGTCCATCAAAATTACAAAATATACCATTCCACGATCCTATTGCAAGCAATGCAGGACTTGATGTTTATACGAGAGCAGAAAAAGATCACGAATACATTATTACTGTTGATGTTGCCAGAGGAATTGGTGGTGACTACAGTGCTTTCCTCGTGTTTGATATCACCACGATGCCGTATAAGATCGTTGCAAAGTACAGAAATAATGAGATTAAACCTATACTGTTTCCCTCAGTAATTTTTCAAGTTTGTAAAGAATATAATAATCCATATGTTCTAGTAGAAGTAAATGATATTGGAGATGGTATTGCTTCCACTCTCAATTATGATCTTGAATATCCTAACGTACTTATGTGTGCGATGCGTGGTAGAGCAGGTCAAGTCGTGGGGCAAGGATTCTCAGGAAACAAAACTCAACTAGGTGTTAAGATGAGTGTGACCGTTAAGAAAATCGGTTGCTCTAATCTTAAAGCTATTATTGAAGAAGACAAGTTATTGTTTAATGACTTCCAGATCTTCCAAGAACTCACTACATTTGTACAGAAGAAACAAGCGTGGGAAGCAGACGAGGGATATCATGATGACCTTGTTATGTGTATGGTATTGTTTGCGTGGTTAGTCATGCAAGAATACTTCAAAGAAATGACAGATCAAGATGTCAGGAGAAGAATTTATGATGAACAAAGAAATCAAATTGACCAAGACATGGCTCCTTTTGGGTTTATTGATGACGGTTTGGGTGATGATACCTTTGTGGATGAAGAAGGAACCGTTTGGCAGTATGGAACGACACAGGAAGAAGTTGGATACATGTGGAACTACTAATGAATATAGAAGATCAATTCTCTCTAGACCATCTGATATTTACAGAAAGGAAATGTAGGTCGTGTGGTGTAACTAAAGAATTGATTAATGATTTCTATAAAACTAGAAAAAATAGAACTACTCCATCAGCATATTCATACGAATGTAAAGACTGCACTAAGATTAGAGTATTAAAAACAAGAAAAATAGATAGTAACAGGTGGGAGTATCCAGACTGGTAGTAAGTTCATGCATGGTTTCCCCTCTGAAGAACCTGGTTTAGATAAATAATTTCAGGTAAAATCGGAATTTCTAAGGAGATAAAAGATGGCAAGTCAAGTCTCGCCTGGTGTTATTTTAAGAGAACGCGACCTTACTAATGTTACCATTGTAGGCAGCTCAACTCTAACAGCAGCTTTAGCATCATCATTCCAAAAAGGACCCATCGGAGAAGTTACTCCCATCTCTTCATTGAAAGATTTGGTAGCAACCTTTGGTACTCCTTCGGAATCAAATGCAGAAGACTGGCTCGTTGCGTCTGAGTTTCTAGGATACGGTGGTAGATTAGCAGTAGTTCGTGCAGAAACCAGTGTTCTTAATGCAACATCAGATGGCACAGCAGTTTTAGTAAGAAACGAATCAGATTATCAATCTGGTGTTGGTGGTGCAGAAGCATTCGTAGCAAGAACAGCAGGATCGTGGGGTAACTCACTTAAGGTTGTTGCAGTTGACCGTGGTGCAGATCAGATTCTAACACTAGCATCTGCTCCTGCAACTACAACAGCAAACACTGCATTTACAACTGTAGGTGGTAAAGCAGGCAGAATTTATTCTTTTGATAGTGCATCAAATGAATTAGCAGTTATCCTAGAGAACCCCGGTTCACTTATTACATCATCTGATGTATTTGATGAACCCGGAGATGGTATTGTATCAGCAGTTACATTTACTGCATATACTGGCGTTGGTTCTCAGAATGGTTCCCACACATCTTCACCATCTGGTGGTACAGGATCTGGGTTACAAGTACAAGCTATCATTGATGTCAATGGAGCTGTTACTTCAGTTACAGTTCAAGCAGGTGGTACTGGATATACACAAGGCGATGTTGTTACAGTACCAGCAGCAGACCTTGGAACTGGTGCAAGTGCAGATCTTTCTGTTACTATTGGTACAGTATCAAATGATAACATTGCAATTTCTTCAGTTAAAGATTGGTACACCAATACTAAAATTGCAGGAACTGAATTAACTCTTGGTGCAATTGGTCCTCGTCCTGGTACTTCTGTATATGCATCTTCTAGAGGAATTTCATATGACGAAATTCATATTGCAGTTATTGACACCACTGGCGATGTTTCCGGTGCTGCATCAACTGTACTAGAAAGAATTACATATCTTTCCAAGATGACTGATGCCAAGAGTGCAGAAGGTTCTTCTTTGTATTTCAAAGATATCGTTAATTTACAATCGGAATTTATCTACACAAGTGGAACACTAACCGGTCTTGTAGAACCAACGACAGCAGGTGGTGCAGAAGCATTCGGACAAGCATCAACTGCATTGACAACTGGAGATAAGTTCCTTCTTGCAGCATTAAACGAATCTACATTATCTGGAGGAGTTGATGATTACTCATATACTCCCGGAGAAGTAAATGCTGCTATGGATCTGTTTGCAGATACAGAAGCAACTGAAACTAACTTCATCCTCATGGGTGGATCTATGGGTTCAGAATCAGACACACTTGCTAAGGCACAGAAATGTGTAGCAGTTGCTGCTCTCCGTAAAGATTGTATCGCATTTGTTTCTCCCCATAAAGGAAATCAAATTGGCAGTGGCGGAACTGCATTGTCATCCTCAGATCAAAGAACTAACACAGTTAATTTCTTCAATACAATTACATCTACTTCATACGCTGTTCTTGATAGCGGTTACAAGTACATGTATGATCGTTTTAATGATAAGTATCGCTATGTTCCTTGCAATGGAGACATTGCTGGTCTTTGTGTTAATACTTCAGAAACAGTTGCTGATTGGATTTCTCCTGCTGGCATGAATCGTGGCGGTCTTCGCAACGTAATTAAACTGGCATTCAATCCAAACAAAGCAGATAGAGACGAACTTTATCAGAACAGAATTAATCCAGTCGTAACCTTCCCAGGTAGCGGTGCTGTATTGTTCGGTGATAAAACTGCTCTTGCTGCACCATCAGCATTTGATAGAATTAATGTTCGCCGTCTCTTCCTTAACGTTGAGAAAAGAGTTGAACAACTTTCTAAGAGTGTTCTTTTTGAAATCAACGATACAACTACTCGCACCTCATTTGCTGGTGCAATCGGTGGTTATCTAGATAACATCGTTGCTGCTCAGGGAATCACTGATTTCCTAGTTGTTTGTGATGAAACCAATAACACCCCTGATGTTATTGACCGCAACGAATTTGTTGCAGAAATCTTCATCAAACCCGCTCGCTCCATCAACTACGTTTCAGTAACGTTTACTGCAACACGAACTGGAGTTTCCTTCAGCGAAGTAGTTGGACGCTGATCATCATTAAATACAACAGTAAGGAGTAACTAAAAAAATGTCAGTAACTAATTCAGTCTCTGGTTTTTTAAACAAAGTAAAACAGGGTGTAAGACCCAATATGTTCAGGGTAGATATTGCATTCCCTGGAGATGATTCAGCAAAGCAGAACCTTGCATCATATATGTGCAAGTCTGCTGCTCTACCAGCATCCAATGTAGGTGTAATTGAAGTTCCTTTCCGTGGGCGCACAGTTAAAATTGCGGGAGACCGCACGTTTGACAATTGGAGTGCTACCTTTATCAATGATGAAGACATGAAAATTCGTGCCTTCTTTGAGGATTGGATGAGACAAATGAACAGTCACGAATCCAATGTAAACGAAGTCATTGATCCTACCGTTTATGGTAAGCATCTCTTCGTTCATCAAATGGAAAAAGATGAGAAAGCTGAAGGTAAGGTTCTAAGAACTTACAAACTTTGGTATGCATTCCCAACATCATCTTCCGCAATTGATCTTGCTTATGATAGCAATGATCAGATTGAAGAGTTCTCAGTTGAATTCCAATATTCATATTGGACTGTTGAGAGTGCTGGAGAAGCAGGTATTACGGTTGCCTAAATAATAGGAAGCGTACAGTTGAACAATTATTATGAGTCAGTTATTTGGCTTTCAAATTAATCGTAAGGAGGGTCAGAAGGGTCAATCCCCTGTCCCTCCTTCTGCTGACGAGCCAGTCTCTATTGCAGCAGGCGGTTACTTTGGAACGTATGTAGACACAGACGCTACTGCAAGGAATGAGTTTGAACTGATCAAACGTTATAGAGACATGTCTCTACATCCAGAAGTAGATTCTGCTGTGGATGAAATTGTAAATGAATTTGTAGTTAGTGATGCCAACGATAGTTGTGTTGAAGTTGATTTAAATAATCTGGAAGTTGGTGCCGGGGTTAAGAAAAAAGTTCGTGATGAGTTTGATAAAATCAAACAGATGTTGAATTTTGATAACCGCGCTCATGAAATAGTTCGTAGTTGGTATATTGATGGTAAATTATTTTACCACAAAGTAATTGATTTAGATAATCCAAAAAAAGGAATTCTTGAATTACGTTATATTGACCCGCTTAAAATGCGTAAGGTCAGACAAAAATTAGATTCAGGTTCATCGGATCCAAGATTAAACCGAGCAATAAAAGGTACTGCCCTAGAATACGAGTGGGGTCATTACGTTGATTATTTTTTATACAATCCCAAAGGATATTTAAAGGGCGGCGCTCTTGGTCCAATTGGTGATATGTCAAACGCCCAAGGAATTAAAATTGCTGCAGATTCTATTGCATTTTGTTCTTCCGGTGTTCAAGATTTAAATAAAAGAATGCACCTGAGTTTCCTACACAAGGGAATTAAATCACTCAATCAACTAAGAATGATTGAAGATGCTCTGGTTATTTACAGACTGTCACGCGCACCAGAACGTAGAATCTTTTATATTGACGTTGGTAATCTTCCCAAAGTCAAGGCGGAACAGTACCTACGTGATGTCATGGCACGTTATCGTAACAAGCTTGTATACGATGCTAGCACTGGCGAGATTCGTGACGACAAAAAGCATATGAGTATGCTTGAGGATTTCTGGTTGCCCCGTCGTGAAGGTGGTCGTGGCACTGAGATCACAACTCTGCCGGGTGGTCAGAACCTTGGCGAACTTAAGGACGTTGAGTATTTCAAAAAGAAATTATACAACTCCCTAAACCTACCACCTTCTCGTCTCACTGATGAGAGTAAAGGATTTAATCTTGGTAAGAGTACTGAAGTACTTCGTGACGAACTTAAGTTTACTAAATTTATTGGTCGTCTACGTAAACGTTTTGGGGAACTTTTTCACGATATCCTCAAGACACAACTTATTCTCAAAGGAGTAATTTCTCCTGAAGATTGGGATGAAATGAAGGAGCATATTCAATATGACTTCCTGTTTGATAACCATTTTAATGAGTTAAAAGAACAAGAACTAATGACGCAACGCATTGCTCTTGCAACTCAGATGGATCCATTTGTTGGTAAGTATTTTTCTCTTGAATACGTAAGAAGACAAGTTCTACAACAAAACGAAAAGGAATACAAAGAAATTGATAGACAAATGAAATCAGAGATTGATTCTGGTTTAGCAATGAATCCAGCAGATATCAATACTTTTGATATGATGGATCGTCAGAATCAAGCATTCCAACCTGAAATTGCAGCACAACAAGCTGACGATTCTCATGAAAGGGAACAAGAAAAAGCAGACGACGCGCATCAAAAACAGTTACAAATGGCGAAAGCGCAACCTAAACCTTCTAGTAATACTAAATAAACAATAAGTCATGGAAAATAATATCAATCCGGTTAATCCGGAAGCGGAAGTTGTTAACATTGTAACTGCTATTGCAGACAATGAAAGGTCAAAAGCAATTGATGCTATTCAAGATTTGCTATATGCAAAAGCATCAGAAACTTTATCAACATACAAACAAAGTGTTGCCAAGACTTACTTTGACGAACCAGTAGAGACGGAAACTAATGAAACTGATAACGGAACAGATTGAAGATGTACGTGTTATCACCGAAGGAGTTGGTGATGACAAAAAATTATACATTGAAGGTGTTTTTCTTCAGTCTGAACTGAAGAATAGGAACGGTCGTGTTTATCCATTTCAAGTTTTAGAACGTGAAGTCGGACGTTATAACGAAGAGTATGTTAAAACTAATCGTGCTCTTGGTGAGTTGGGTCATCCTGATGGTCCAACTGTCAACCTTGATAGAGTTTCCCACAGAATTACTTCGCTTAGAGCAGAAGGTAATAACTTCATGGGAAAAGCGCAAATCTTAGATACTCCTATGGGGAAGATTGCTAAATCTCTCTTAGGTGAAGGTGTACAACTTGGTGTATCTTCACGCGGAATGGGAAGTATTGATAAGCGTGAAAGTACCGCATATGTTATGGATGACTTTATGCTTGCTACGGCTGCAGACATTGTGGCAGATCCCTCTGCACCAGATGCTTTTGTCAATGGTATCATGGAAGGCAAAGAGTGGGTTTGGGATAATGGAATTCTTAAGGAGTCCCAAGTTGCTAAATATCAACGTCACATAGGCGAATCTACTCGCCAAAACCTAGAGGAGAGAACGCTTCAAGTGTTCCAAAACTTCCTCGCGGGTTTATAATTTAATAAATAAACTATAGATAATCATAAGATTTACGGAAGGACTCAAAATGTCAGACATGTTAAACGAAAAGTTTGAGGAGTTTCTGAGCGGTCAGCAAGTCGTTATGGAAGCGGGAGCACAGGATCCCATGCCTCGTGTATCTGCTTCAGTAATTCCTGGTACAGGCTCAGATCCCTCGGCAGTTTCGGGTGATCCTCAACAAAACGGCAGTGGTAAAGATCCAATGCCAACAGTACCTACATCAGTTGCACCTAATCAGTCACAGACTGATCTTGGCGGTTCACAGTCTGAACCACTTCATTCTAACAAAGAAGAAGGTGAAGATAATCCTGGTTCTAAAGCAGCAGCACCTGTCTCACAAGACGGTAGTGTTACTTCACCATCAGGTAAACCTGGTGATGAAGCAGGTGCCAATACACTTGGCGCAGAAATTGCTTACGGAACTAAGAAAGGTCCAAACGTATCTTATCCTATCAAACCAGCATTTGAAGAGCTGGATATGTCATCAGACATTAGTGCCCTCTTAGAAGGCACAGAACTCTCAGAAGAGTTCGCTGAGAAAGCAAAAACTATTTTTGAAGCTGCTGTCAAAGCGAAAATCTCTGAAGAGTATGACAAGCTTGTAGAGCATTTCGGTAAAGAATTAGAGAAGCAAGTAGAATCTGCTAATGCAGAACTCTCTGAGGAAGTTAACGGAACTGTAAACTACGCAGTCACACAATGGCTAGAAGAAAATCAAGTAGCTGTTGATCGTGGCATCAAAAATGAGATCACTGAAGACTTCATCGCAGGTCTCAAAGGTCTCTTTGAAGAACACTATATCGCTATCCCCGACGACAAAGTTGACGTGGTAGAAGGTATGGCTGAATCTATTCGTGAAATGGAAGAGCGCCTAGACGAACAGGTCAAGGCAAATGTGAAACTACAGAATCGTCTTAACGAGTCTGCCAAACTCAATATTCTGTCCACTGTGTCAGAAGGACTCGCAGATACTCAAAAAGAAAAACTCGCAGCACTTGCTGAGGGTCTAGAGTATGTAACTGAAGAAGATTTCTCTAAGAAAGTTAAAACTATCAAAGAGTCATACTTCAAGAATTCAGTTTCTACTCCCGCAGCAGAAGTTGCAGATGAAACTCCAGTTGAAGGATTAAGCGAAGAGGTAACACCAGCAATGGCACAATACCTCACCGCCCTGAATCGCTGGAAGTGATTATTATAAAACCTATTTTTAAATTCGGAGCAAAAAATGTTTAATGCACAAGCTCTGACAGAAAAGTGGGCACCTGTTCTAGGTCATGAAGGCTCTTCAGCCATCACAGACAACTATAGAAAAAGTGTTACCGCTGTTCTGTTAGAAAACCAAGAAAGATTCATGCGCGAAGAGCGCGGTATGCTTAACGAAGCAGGTGGATCAGCAGGTAATAATGCCGGAGCCATTGGTGGCAACGCCCTTTCAGGTTCAGGTCTAAGCACCCAAACTGGTGGTCTTGCTGGATTTGATCCTGTAATGATCAGCCTCATCCGTCGTGCAATGCCTAACCTCATTGCCTATGACATTTGTGGCGTTCAACCCATGTCTGGTCCTACTGGACTAATCTTCGCAATGAAGAGTCAGTATGAAGGTCGTGACGGTGTTGAAGCACTGTACAACGAACCCGACAGTGACTTCTCTGCAGGATTTGATGCAACCGCAAACGCATACGACACCGCTAACCCCGTTGCAGGAAGCAACCCCGGTCTTCTTAACGATTCAGGTACTTATGACCGTGGCGTTAAGCCCATGGCACGTGAGGACGCTGAGGCACTAGGAGAAAGCGGAAAACTATTCCGCGAGATGTCATTCAGCATTGAGAAGACTTCTGTGACTGCACAGTCCAGAGCTCTCAAAGCAGAATACACCTTGGAATTGGCACAAGACCTTAAGGCAATCCACGGTCTTGATGCTGAACAGGAACTTGCTAACATTCTGTCTAGCGAGATCCTTGCTGAGATCAACCGTGAAGTTGTTCGTACTGTGTACACCATCGCTAAGCCTGGTGCTCAGAACAACACTGCCAATGCTGGTCGCTTTGACCTAGACGTTGACTCCAACGGCAGATGGTCAGTTGAAAAATTCAAGGGACTTATGTTCCAAATTGAGCGCGATGCCAACGCAATCGCACAAGAGACTCGTAGAGGAAAGGGCAACTTCATCATCACTTCTGCTGATGTTGCTTCTGCTCTCGCGATGTCTGGTACTCTAGACTACACCTCAGGTCTAACTGGTGCTGGTGGTCCTTCCATCGGTGAAGTTGATGACACCGGTAACCTTCTAGTTGGAACCATGAACGGTCGCATTAAGGTCTTCGTTGATCCTTACTCTGCTAACGTTTCTAACTCCCACTACTACGTAGTTGGTTATAAGGGTACTTCCCCTTATGATTCGGGTCTGTTCTACTGCCCATACGTACCCCTCCAGATGGTCCGCTCAATCGGTCCTGACACCTTCCAGCCCAAGATTGGATTTAAGACCCGCTACGGCATGGTCGCTAACCCATTCGTTACTGCTGCTAACGGTACACCTGATGCTGAAGCACTTACCGCTTCACGTAACCAGTACTACCGTCGTGTATTGGTTCAGAACCTCATGTGATATCGTTACGATATCAACACAGGGACCCTGCGGGGTCCCTTTTTTTATGCTTAAATAGAAGTAGTATCTCTTAATTATTATGCCTCGTGGTAGCTTACATAAAACAGATATGCTTGCAAAGGTATATAAATTAAAGACAGAATTGTACAATAAAGATACAAATTCTAATATGACAGGTCAGTGGTATGACGGTGCTCATGATTCCCTAGATAAGGTATTAGATATCATAAACGAATATTCGCAATGAATCAATCATTAGTATTATTATTATGCTTGTCTCCATTAGCAACAATCTTTATTATAATGAAACTTGTTGTTTGGATGTCCGCTGTAAACACTGAATCGGATTATGTTAGAAAAGAACCTTCACGAAAACGAGGACCATTCTTGGACAATCCATATGCAGACGTTGATGAAAAGGAAGAAGAATTTGGAGATCGCACAGATTATCAATGAAGCGATTAATGAATACTATTCGCTTCGTGGTTTACCAGTTCCGGAATGGAGACAGAAAAAAGATCCGGATTGGTGGACAGAATATTTAATTAGTTTAGGTCTTGATGCAGACAACCCATAAATACTAAGTAGCTTGGGAAGTTGACATGCCTGCAGAATGGTACAAAGAACAAATCGGTAACCGCAACTTTTTATCTCCAGTTGGTTTTAAACTGGATCTTGAAATTTTTCGTGGTGTAGATTTTTTCTGCCAGACAGCAAGTATTCCAGATATTTCAATGCCATTTGTTGAAGTTCCTACGCCATATAGAGGCGTAGCAATTGCTCCAAGTGGTGGAGTTAGTTATGGAGATTTAAATGTTCGGTTTATTATTGATGAAGAATTAATTAATTACCGTACAGTACATGATTGGATTACTGAATTTGGATTGGCAAATGGAAGATCGTCTGGTCCAGATGAATACTCATCAGCACGACTACACATTTTAACTTCATATAATAATGTAAATCATATTATTGATTTTAAAAATATTTTTCCAGTGTCATTGTCTGGAGTTCAATTTGATGCTACAGTAGGAGATGTTGAGTATCTACTTGCAGACGTAACGTTTAAGTATGAGAAATACACTATTTGCAATGAGAATTTACAACCTTTATGAATTTTGAAACCCTTCGTAATAAATTTGAAAAACTAAGAGAAGACTGGGCAGAAGATTCTGCAGTTGACTTTCAGTTTAAGAACAAACAGTATACCACAGATCTGGGACAACTCGCATTATCTATCCCTTTCCAACATAATAAATACTTAAACCACTACACTGACATTCAGCAGATCAAGACCTCGCTAGAATTTGAGATCCGCAAACTGGTAAAAAATAAGCGTGAGTATTACTCAGGCGAAGCAGATGCTAAGACCTATGCTGCTAAACCATTTGGATCAAGCATTAAGACTTCAGAAAAAATGAGAACATACCTTGAGGCAGATGAGGATATCATCAACCTTGAGGCAAAAATTAAATATCTAGACCAGATGCTTTACTGGATAGATCAAGTCATGCGTCAAATTTCTAATAGAGGTTTCCAGGTCAAGAGTGCAATTGAGTGGGAAAAATTCGTCAATGGACAATAATGAAATTCGGTAATCCTCTAGTTAAATTTAAATTAAATGATCACGATCTTTCAATAATTGAAAATGCAATTGTAGAAAATAATCTTGAAGAAGGTGAGGCAAGTAATCAAGATTTAAGAAAATGTAAAATTAATTGGATTGAAAATCGCGAAGTTAGAGCTCTGTTGCTAACTCTTTGCCATCAAGTAAATGTAGATGCAGAATGGAATCTCCAAATTTTAGGAGGTGAAGGTATTCAATATACTCTTTATAACGAAGGAGATCATTATGATTGGCATATTGATGCACAAGGACTTTTAAAATCTCAACAAATGGGTATGTGTTCAGACAGTCCTATTAGAAAAATAAGTCTTACCGTATTTTTAAATGATCCAGAAGAGTATGAAGGTGGTGAACTAGAACTAGAACTCTTCGGACCCTTAACCAAAGAAAGAAGTGTAAAATTTAAAGAACCTAAAGGAACGGTTATATTTTTTCCTTCGGATACTTGGCATAAAGTTAATCCAATAACATCAGGAGTTAGAAAATCTTTAGTCTCTTGGTTTGGTGGCGGACCTTATGTCTAATTTAATTATTAAGAAGAAAAACGAAGTATATATTACTATCCATTCTGAAGAACCCCATGTGCATCAGGAGCTCTCAGATTATTTTTCGTTTGAAGTTCCTGAAGCAAAGTTCCTGAAGAAGAACCCCAGATACAAATACTGGGATGGAACTATCCGTCTGTACTCTCCTGGTACAGGAGACCTTTATGGTGGTCTGATGAAGCACCTACAGGTGTGGGCAGGTGAACGCCAGTACAATATTGAGTACGAAAAAAATGACTGGTATGGAGATGTTAAGGAAACAAATGATTTTGTTTCCTACGCAGGCATTGAAACATTCATGAATAAAATTACACGATCTGAAATTAAACCAAGAGTGTATCAGTATCGTGCTGTATATGAAGCAATTAAAAATAATAGGAAGCTCTTACTTTCTCCTACGGGGTCTGGAAAGTCTTTGATGATCTATTCCCTCGTCAGATATTATACTGCTACCAACAAGAAGACGCTCATCATCGTCCCTACTACGTCCTTGGTAGAACAGATGGTCAACGACTTTAATGACTATGGATGGAATGCTGACGATCATGTGCATAAGATATATTCGGGCAAGGATAAAAATACAGACAAACCAATTATTATTTCCACTTGGCAATCCATCTACAAGTTTCCAAAAAGATACTTTGATGATATTGACTGTGTTATTGGTGATGAGGCACACCTATTTAAGTCAAAGTCCCTCACAGGAATCATGACCAAGTTACATAATGCAAAATATAGATTTGGTTTTACCGGCACCTTAGACGGCACCAAGACACACAAGTGGGTGTTAGAAGGATTGTTTGGTGATTGCGAACAGGTTACTAAAACAGATGATCTAATTAAGTCAGGTTATCTTAGTAAGTTTAGAATAAAAATTTTACTTTGTAAACATGCTCCGCAACACTTTGAATCATATCATGATGAGATGGACTACATTGTAGAGCATCGTGGTAGAAATAATCTTATTAAAAACTTAGTAAAAGATATTGAAGGAAACACTCTTGTATTATTCAACTACATTGAAAAGCATGGAGAACCACTTTTAGAATTGATAAATAGCAATATAGACCCCGGACGAAAATTATTTTTTGTTCATGGTGGTACTGATGTTGAAGACAGAGAATCAGTTCGTCAGATTACAGAGACTGAAAACAACGCCGTGATCCTTGCTTCATACGGTACATTCTCTACAGGCATTAATATTAAGAGACTACACAATATTATTTTTGCATCCCCTAGTAAGTCACGCATCCGTAATCTCCAATCAATTGGACGTGTGCTAAGGAAAGGCGAAGGCAAAGACATCGCAACCTTATACGATATCGCTGATGACATTGGCGGTCAGAACTATACCCTTAGACATTTGAATGAGAGAGTCAACATTTATAATGATGAGAACTTTAAGTATGAGGTTATAAAAGTAAACCTTAGATCAAGTTAAATATGGAAGAAGAATTTTTAGCAACTATGAAGTTAATTACAGGTGAAGAAATAATTTCAAAAGTTTCTTATATGCCTGATGATGATAGTCTTGTACTAGAAAATCCTATGGAGGTAACTTTTGTTGATCAACAAAGAAATCATTTAAAAGTTAATGGATTTTCTTTAACAGAATGGATTCATTCAACTTTTGATCATATGTTTGTTTTACCTAAACAACATATTATAACCATGACACAAGTTGAAGATAAACGTATTGAAAAATTTTACTCTGATACAGTAGCAAGACATATTAATCAAGTTAGTTCATTTAAAGATTCATATGAACCTCATAAGTTTTCTCGTACAATGGGAAACCTAGGTTCTATTAAAGAAACTAAAAAATCTTTAGAAGATCTATTTAATAAAAGCTAAGAGCTACAACCCTTCTGAACTCTGACATAGTTATCCTACTCAGGTTATCAGGATTTGTCAAGCCTTGACAATATTCATAAGATGAACTAAACTAAGAGTATCCGAAAAGGAAAAGTTCTCATGAAAAAAAAGACAGAGTATTACGTCAACAATAAAGAATTTCTAGAGGCGGTCTCTGTCTACCGGAACAAAGTGATCGCAGCAAAAGAAAACGGTCAACCACGTCCTCGTGTTCCAAATTATATTGGTGAGTGTTTCCTTAAGATTGCTACACATCTATCATACAAACCTAACTTTGTCAACTACATGTTTCGTGAGGATATGATCTGTGATGGCATTGAGAACTGCCTGCAGTACATTGACAACTTTAATCCAGAGAAGTCTTCTAACCCGTTTGCTTATTTTACGCAAATTATTTACTACGCATTTTTAAGAAGAATTCAAAAAGAAAAGAAACAATTAGAAATTAAAAATAAAATTCTTGAACGTTCAGGATATGATGAAGTGATGCATACAGACACATACGATGGTAGTATGTCAGGTATGAACGCTTCCTATTCTGACATGGGTAGCATTAAAGAAAATATTGAAATTAAAATGAATCGCTGATGCCAAATCCAAATCAACTGTATGAAGACATGTCTAAATTGAATGCTCTATATGAAGAGCTGTGTTGGGGTCCAGATGACGAACTGGTCTTTACTCATCGTCACGGCAGAGTTGTGATCTATAATAATACGTTAAGGAAACAAGCAAACAATGAGTGACAACTCTAAAATTTCTGAATATGAATGGTATGAAACACCCTATGGAAAGTTCCGTATTACAGAGAAACGCTTTGGAACGTGGGCTAGCTATGGTGAGGATGGCGAGAGCATCGTCACAGGCGGTACGAGGGAATCTGTCATGGTCGGAACGCCATTCCACTTGGAAGGTGTCGCTACTAACTGGGCAAACTGCAAATATGCAGCTACCTATGATGGAACAGTGAGCGGTAAGTTATGAAAGTTGCACTCATTACAGACCAACATCTTGATGGACGCAAAGGTTCTTTAGCGTTCTGGAATTACTTTCAGAGATTCTATGACGAGATCTTTTTTCCTACTCTTGAGAAAGAAGGTGTCAATACCATTATTGATTTGGGTGACACTTTTGATAACCGAAAGTCTATGGATTTTAATACTTTTAACCGTGTTAATGAAAATTACTTCAAGCGATTAAAAAATTATAAAGTTCATATGATCTTGGGAAATCATTGTACGTATTACAAAAATACAAATCAGATTAATTCTCCGGAACTTTTATTAGAACAGTATAATAATATTAAAATTTACGTAGATCCAAAAGAAATTAAACTGGGTAGCAAAACATTTTTAATGTTGCCGTGGATTAATGCTGGGAATAAAGAAGTAAGTTTAAAAATGATCAGCGAAAGTAATGCTGATAATGTATGTGGACATCTAGAGTGTGATGGATTTGAAGTTACCCCTGGCATGAAGTTTGATGGTGGGTTTAAAGTTTCAGACTTTAAAAACTTTAAACGAGTATGGTCAGGACACTTTCATCATAAATCTAAACATGGAAATGTTCAATACTTAGGTAACCCATATCAAATGTTTTGGAATGATTATAAGGACACTCGTGGATTCCATATCTACGATACGGAAAGTGATACTCTTAAGTTTGTCCGAAATCCATACGAGATCTTTGACAAAATCTTCTATGACGATACCAGTATGGACTACAACAAACAGGATGTGTCTGGTTATAAAAACAAGTTCATCAAGATCGTTGTTAACGAAAAACGAGACTACCAAATGTTTGAAACATTGGTTGATCGTCTTTACAACGTAGGTGTTCATGATGTAAAAATTATGGAGACTTTAGTTGACACAGAAGACCTAGATGATGTAGAATTAAACGTAAAAGATACGCTCACTCTATTGAGTGAGTATATTGATGAGATTGAACTTGCGGTAGACAAAACCGAACTCAAAAAGTTAATGCAATCTCTCTACATAGAATCATGTGAGACTGTTTAATGCATGTACATAATCACATTGCAAGATGAACCATCCGGAATTTATTCCGTATTCAATGATTCTGAAGATCGTATTATTCCATTATTTGAACAAGAAGATGATGCATTGCGTTATCTTTTTTTGTTAGAGGAGGTCAATGACAATCCTGATTTAGAAATTCTTGAAGTTGAACCCGATTTAATTATTACTGCATGTAGATCTC